CTGATGAAAGATTACCTGGTGCAATCAGAAAGCAAAAATTAACTTTTTGGTTAGAGATGAATAGAGTTGATTGGCTTAATTATGGTGATGATGAACTTAAAATAAGCATATCTCCTAGAAGTATATCACGGTGGGAATTAGCTTTAAAACTCATCCAGTTAATCAATAACGAAGATGATCGCAAAATCATATGGCTGCGTGGTAAAAGACTCTCCTGGAGTAAAATTGGACGATTAATTGCACTTGATAGACGCAAAGTAAAAAATAAATACAGCGAATTATTAATGACAATTATTTATAAAATAAAACTACAATACAAAGTTAAAGAGAAAGAAAAAATATACCGACTCATAGCTCCAAAGTACGATTAAGTTGTTGAAAAATAGTAATTTTAAATGACATTTTTTAGTATTTTTATTACTTTTTTACTTGTGTTATATAACCTAAAAGGTTATAAATAATAGAACAATAAAAAAGGAGAAAAAATGAGAACTACTAAAATAAGACAAAACGGTGAAGGTGGAAGATACATGGTATTTTTAATCCAACAAGATGTTGTTGACGGTCAAATAATTGAAACTGTTATCGGAGATGTTAAAAGCTACAAATTAAAAGCTAGAGCAGAAAATGTTGCTAGAGCAATGGAAAGCGAAATTACTAGAGAGAGAGATAACAGAATTAATAACCAAGTTACTTACAAAAAATTAGGTTTAATATAATAAATAAAAAAAGGATAATTATGAATACAGATATTTTATTTTGGATGATGGTTGGAACAATTCCTGGAATAACAATAATTTTAAACTTCATTTAATAATGGATAACATAGAATTAAGAAACTTAATCAACAAGGTCGGATTATCTCAATCCGATCTTACTCGTTTAATTTACGACACAAATAAAATAAACCAATCACAAAGAAATATAATAAATAGATATTTAAACGGTCATTCCAAAGTTCCTACTTGGCTGCCTGTTCTTTTAAAATTATTTGCAGCTACAAAAAATAAATAAAAAATATTTTTTTTTATTGACAGTTTTGACAACTTTACTCTATTTTAAGATTAGACTCGGACAAGTAGTTTAAATTTTCAACACAACATGAATCAGATTACAAAAACAAAAGGCAGACCGCCTAAGTATAACCAATCCAGGAATGCAATTAAAAGAATATTAGAAGCTCTTGCAACTGGTGATAGCATTAGGAAAGCAATAGCAAAAGAAAATCTTTCCTGGAATACTTTTAGGAAATGGATGTCAGAGAAACCAGATTTGAGAGAAGCTTACGAACAAGCAAAGAGTGATGGCATACATTACACTTTGGATGCAGTTGAAGATCAATGTAAGGATATGATTAAATCAGCTAATGATAAAACAGCTAATCTCAATAGTATTAAGGCATTAGATATTTTAGTAAGGCATAAACAGTTTTTAGCAAGTAAACTTAGTCCACGCACATTTGGAAGTGATAAACAGCAAATAGCATTGACGAACAATAAAGGTGAGAAGTTTTCAATTGAATGGAGTAAGTAATGTATGATGAGGAAGTATTAAATCAGAATGATGCATTTGTTACATTTTATTTAATAACGAACAGAGTAACAAAGAAACCAGAATTAATTGCACACTTTACTTCATTTGAAAGTGCAGGAGAGATTAAAGAGTTTGTTAAACAATTTGAAACTGAAAGAAGCATTACCAGATCACCGACAATCCATTAAGGATAATGAAATAGAACTATTACGCATTGTTGATGTGTTATCAGGTGAGTTCCGTATTGGTAACGATATGGATGGGTTTATGGTTAAGAAGAAGGTTAAAGGTACTACTGCAAAGAAAAAGGGTAAGTAGAATATTTGTTGAGTTATAAGGATAATTGTTTGTGTAATTCCGAAAATAATATTTTCTGACACGGAACTCTCACGGAAAATAAAAAATCCTTATTTTCTGCCATTATTAAAATGATACGGATATTACAACCGTTTTATTTGGCAGAATACTGGGAAAAATATAATCAAGTGTGTAAAAAGTGTGTTTTAATATTTTATTATTTGATTTGATATTTAGGCAACCCCATCGAGGTCGTGCAATTGTCATTGTAACCCACTTCAACTCAGCACAATTTTGCTTACGAAATTTATGACGAAAAAAAAACCAGTTAAAAATAAGCCGAAGGTAATTTCCTTCACGGACTTAGTACAAGCACTAAACGAGAAATCAAACTTCTCTGATAAATCAGGTAAGGGAGTTGTCAAAGGCAATGATGTTTCTCGTATGAATGATTTTCTTAAACAGAAATAGTGCAGCTTAATATTGTTGATTTATTTTCTGGTATTGGTGGTTTTAGTCTTGGACTACACAATGCTGATAAAAGATTTAAGACTATTGCATTTGCTGAGAATGATCCTTTTTGCCAAAAGGTTTTAAAAAAAAACTTTGGTGATACGAGGATCTTTAACGACATAAGAGAGGTTTCAATTGACCAACCAGTATTCCTTGTTTGCGGAGGATTCCCCTGTCAAGGTTTCTCTCAAGCAGGACTTCAACGAGGAACGAATGATGACCGCTATCTCTGGGGAGAAATGTTTGACATTATCAAACAAAC